ACCAGGTGCGAATACGCCGTTTGCACGCGGCGATAATCCGTCAGCTTGAGGCCTTCCAGATCCTTCAGTCCGACTTCGGCGAGACCGGCGAACAGCATCAGTTCGCGCTGTTCATCATCGCCGCTGGCAGCACGATCAGCCGCGCGCACTTCACGCACGGTCGGGCTACGCAGGTTCAACGTCTCGACGTCGATGCTGTTAGCTTTGCTTGGCCGGGTCAGAGTCACGACCGCGCCGAGCGCACTGAGCGACAGCCAGGCCGGCAGGTTTTTAGCGATTGCTTGAGTCATCTGAATCTATTCCTTACAGGCCGAGCGCCTGGCGCACTTCGAGGAGTTGGTCTTTGCCGTCGATCACCTGGATGCCGGCGACCATGTCGATCTCGTACATCAGGCGCCCGTCGATTTCGAGCTTGTAGTACGTGACCGCAACGGCGTGTTTGATCTCGGCAGCATCGCCCGCTTTCCAGTCACCGAGATCGACCTCTTTGAGGCGACCACGCAGGGTGGCAACGACCGCTGTCACCGCGCCCTTTTGACCCTTGAAGGCACCTCGGAACGTGGCGTTGAACGTCGTGCCGTCTGCCAAGCCGAAGTACTTCAGCGACTCGCGGCGCACGCCCTTGGTGACAAACGAGGCTTCCATTTTCTCAAGCCCCTGATCCATCTCGATGGGGCCAGCCATGCCGCCCCCACGATATTCGTCAGTCTTGGTGGTCAGCTTGGGCAGCGTCAGGCTCGGCACGTCGCCGGAGAAGTTCACGCCGTCGACGAACAGGTTGGTGTTGTACAAAGTCTGAGGAATCATTGGTTACGCCCCTTTAGGCTGCTTCAAGCACTTCGGTCATCCATTGATCGGTGACTTCGAAAAGGAAATTCGGGTTCTCTGCCGGCGGCACGTCGGTGAAACGGATGCGCCAATACACCTTGCCCTGGGCGATCTGGCTGGCCGTGTTCAGTTCGGTGTCGGGGAACACTTCAAAGTTGATGATTGCGCCCTGGGCTTTCAGGTCGCGCATGAATGCATCCAGACCGTTGGTGATATCGGTCACGTAGGTCTTGGTGATCGAGCGGTCAACCGCCCACTTGTGCCCGGCCTGCACCGCGTCCATGAGGATGAACAGCGTGCGAACGCGGGTAACGAATGCCCACTTCGGATCGCTCGACAGCGTGCGGTTGCCCCACAGGCGGTAACCGTCGTCGCGAATGATCGTGGTGATATTGGCGTTGTTGAGCAGGTTGGCCCGGCAGGTCTCGTCGCCGTCCAGGTATTCGACCGCGCGGCCGGTACCGGTGATGCCGGTCAACTCCTTGTTCGACGGCGACGCCCAGAAACCGTATTCAGCATCCGTCCAGGCAAACAGCCCCGCCGCCCAAGCCGAACCGGGCGCGTCGACGGTCTTGCTGGTGATGGTGTCCCAATACTTGACGCCCGGGTCGACCATGAACAAGTTGCGACTGCCGAAGTTCTCGGCATAGGCAATAGCGGCCTAGTCGGTCGTACCCGGGCCGTCGATGATGCCGATAGCGCGCAGCTTCTGCGCCACGCTGTCGAGCGCCGTGGCCACCGCCTGAGTCGCGGTGTGGCCCGGGGCGATCAGCAATCGCGGCTGGGCGTTGAACAGGCTCTTGCCGTCGAGCAGCGCCTGTAAGCCAGTACGCTGCCCAGACTCCAGCACGCCGCCGATGATCGCCGAGGTTTGCAGCGCAGGGTCTTCCAGCTTGGCCACGCCGATGGCGACGATCACCGCCTTGGCTTTGACGTAGATGGCCTGACAGGCCTTGGTGATCGCCGAGTCGGGGCCGAAAGCGGCGATGGCTTCGCGCTCGGTGGTGATCAACTTCATCTCGCCTGCCTTGGCCGTACCACCGCCGAGAACGCCAGGTGTGAACGTATCGCACAGACCGATGATCGATGACGACGGCAGCGAAATGGTGCGCGCGCCAGTGTCGACCGACGTGGTCGTCACGCCGTGAAAAAAACTCATAAGGGTCAACCTCCAAAAACGAAAAAGCCCCGCATAAGCGAGGCTGTGATGGGTGTTCGTGTTACGCGTAACGGAAAAGAAAACGCCCCGTCAGTGCGGGGCGTCTATTGCAGCTCTGCCGGATCAGGCGGCAAGGAATCCGGCCAGCCTTGCGAAAGCATTTCGTCGTGGTACTCGCCGGCCTCGATCGTGCGCAACAGCGTCAGCTCACGGTCAAAGCAGGCCTGTACATGCGCCCGAACTGCCTTGGCGATCGTGATGATCTGCTCCGATCCGATCTCGACAAAGCCGCCGACCGTTTTGAAGTTGCAGCGGTATTCGGGATCGAGGACGGCGGACAATCCGGTACTGGCAATCAGCGCCTGGCTGTCGCGGGTCGTTTCGATTTGCAGGCCTTCGACAACAATGCCAACGCCCTCGCGCACGAACCTCTCAGCCGCGACAGCGTCCTTGAGTTTATCCAGCGAGACGATCGGCACGCCCTCCGGCACAAATTGCTTGCCGTCATACAACCAGCCCTCTTCGACCTCGCTGGGGCATTCGATCCAAGTCATATCCGGGTGAAACATCGTTTTTATGTCGCCGTCTGTTTCGAGTAACTGAACGGCCTTACCCATGTAAAGAAGGGCATATTTTTTCATCAGGCATATTCCTCGAAAATTGCCACGCCATCTGCTCCTAGCGCGCCGCCGCGAGCTGGTAAATTTGCGCCGACTGCCACGCCACCAGCCCCGCCCCCATATCCCAAACCGGGCGAAAGCGGCCCGTTGGTGCCGGTTCCAAATCCTCCCGATCCGAGCGGGCCGCCAGCACCATGCCCCGCCAGCGTCGAAGCATTCACGGACATGCCAGGCTGTCCCGGATTACCTGCCATGTTGACAATATTTCCTCCAGAAGCCTGCGCTCCCGGAAAACCGGCCTGCATCAATGCATAGGCCGTCGTAAGTATCGCGGGGGCAAAGCCTGACCCCAGCCCCCCCGGCGCAGACAGCAACGCTCCTACTGAAGTCGCTCCCCCTGTGCCGCCACCGGTTCCATTGGTTCCCGAACCGGTGCCCGCAATACCGCCCTTGCCAATGACTACTGGCTGACTCGCGCCAATGTCTGCTGCTGTTAGCAGCGCTTCCGCATAGCTTCCCGACGCACCACCACCAGACGCAGAAGTTTGGCTGGTGGTCGTAGCCGACGCGCCGCCAGATCCACCCCCTCCCCCTACAATACGAATCCGTACCTTCTTCATCCCCGGCGTCGGAATGTAGGTGCCGCTGGCTGTAATCTTTTGAATATTCAGCAGGCGCCCGAATTCGTTGTTATTGACCCGATGCTCCAGCGCCGCGATATCGATAAGGCCCTGATTGATAGGCGCGTTCCAGGCCTTGATACACCAGATCACCGCCAAGTTACGGCCGCGCGTTTCGTTAGCAGTTCGCGCCACCCTGGAAGCATCAAACGTCATATTGATTACGCCGGAGGAGGCAGTTCCGTTCGGAAGCTGTGTCCCGCCATTCGCCGTCGCAATGAAAGCGCCTAACACCGTTCCTGTAGCCGCGAGCTGTACGCCGTTGTTAGCAGCATATTGGCCGGTAATGTTCTGCAAGGCATCAAGCTGACTGCTACCAATTGCCCGATCAACATCTACACCGCGCCCATGATCCCAGCCGCGCAGAAACTCGCCGCGCGATTCCGGCAGGCGGAAATTACCGGCACCCTCGTCGCCCTTGTTAAACGCCGTGCCGAGGAACGCCGCCAGATCTGGATAGACAGCAATGCTCTTAACGCTGCCATCAAGCTCCAGAAAACCCGGCGCCACCTTGTCCAGCGGAAACGCCACTGTCGCGCCGACCGGCAAAGCTGAGGCCTGCGCAATCATCGCCTCGATTTCGGTTTTGGTGTAGGTGTCCTTAATGCCCATCCCAGCCAGCGTTTCCGGGTTATCACCCGACACGAACACGCCGCGATCGTTGACCTTGACGCGGGTGTATTGGCCTGCCGCCTTGTTCTTCGGCAGCACTTCCAGAATCGCCGCATCGACGTAGGCCCGCGAGGCCAGCACAATCGCCGGGTCAATCTTGAGCTGAATGTTGCCGGTACTGGTGACGATGAAATTCATGCGCACAATTTGCGTGCGGCCCGAGCCTTGCGACAGCAGCGGCTTGAAGCTCGGCGCGCAGTTGGCCACCGCCACCAGATCGCCGTCTGCATCGTAGAGGCCGATTTCGCGAATCCACTTACCGCCCTCATCGGCCGGAATGATTTGCTCGGCGATGATTACCGCCGGGTTGACCGGGTCGATCTTCAGTTGGTTCAGCGGCTTTCGGCGCCACTCGTTGAGCAGCTTGGTCTGACCTGCCGCCGGCACCGGGTTGGGCGGATTGGCCAGCCCGTTCGGGTTGGCATCCCCCACGCCCATTTGCGTGATCAGCCAGGGAATGCCGAGCGCGTCGGCGTTCGCCTGCTTGGCCATTCCCACATTTGTAAGGATCGCGAAAAACTGCGAATTCGCATCAATCATAATAAACGTCCAGGGTATCTATGGTGTGTTCGCGGCCGACCACGCCAAAGCTGCCAGTGACCTCAATGTCACGCATGACGGGCGGGTAAACGTCGATTTCGTCGCCTTCATAGAGGGACACGGCGATATTCAAATCGCCTTGCGTTTCCAGGCTGATTGCCAGCCCGGTCAGTTGCCGGGTAACGGGCTTGGCATCGTCAATCAGGCGCTCAAGCTCCTGATACATTTCTTCGGTGATGCCGGTATCCAGCACCCCGACCTTCAGCGCGAATGTACCCGGCACTCCCTCGGGCACCGTGTTGAACCACTCGACAATCTCGATCAGGTAGCCAAGCGGCTCGACCACCCGGCGCAACGCGCCGATGGTGCCTTTGTGCTTGTGGATGTAGTACGACGCCTTGATGGCCGCGCGCTTGGTTGCTTCCGTCCAGCGGTAGTCCCAGCGATCCACTGACCACGCCCATGCCAGGTGCGGCAACAAATGCACCGGGCAGGTATCAGCGTTGTAGAGGTCGCGCAGAGGGACAATCGTCTTTTCGAAAAACGCGGCCTCCATGGCCCGTTCCAGTTGCGTGCTGTTGAGCGGTAGGAGACTTTTCATATCAGACCGCCAGCCTCACGTTGTAGCTCGTACAGAAAGCCGCCTGAGCCTTGGTCGGGGCCAGATCCTGCCACCCGACCAACTCAACCCGGGCAACTCCGGCAACGTGCAACTGAGCGTCAACAGCCGAGCGGGCGACCTCGACGCCCAGCCGCTTGCGTGGATTGATCCAGGCTGCCAAGCGGCTTTTCGCCTCCGCCAAACTGGCGTCCGCTTCTGGACCCGCGCTGGCCATGTGCAAAATGGCGTCAATCTCGTAGCGGATCACCTCTGCGCTCTGCACAGTCACCCGATCACCGACCGGCCGCACGTCATCGTCATTCAGCGCAGCGGCCACAGTCGCCAGCAGCTCCGGCGGCGCTTCGCCTTCCCCGTCCAACCCCAGCACCGTGACCGTAACGTAACAAGGCTTCGGACTCTCCGCCGTGGCATCTGCCACCAGCCCAGAGGCATTGCGTGCATGCAGGATGTAGCTGTTGCGCGGGCCGGCTGTGGTCAAACCTTCATAGGCCAGTTGGATGCGCTCGCGAAACGGGTCGTCTTCTTCCATGACCTTGGGCACTGGTGGCACCGCCAGCCGATCCTCGGCCTGAATGACCAGGCGCTGCAGATTGACGTTTGCACCCAAGTGATCGAGGTCGCCGCGAATGGCATGTGCCAGCAACAGCGCCTTGCCGGCGTCATTGACTCGGGCGCGGTTGCCGACCTTGTTGTAAGCCCCGACCTCAAGCACTTTGACCACTGGATCGCTTTCCAGCGCAGCCGTCCAGTTACCACCCATGTACCCGCGAAACACGCTCAGCCCGTCCTGATAAACCTCCTCGAAGTCCAGAGGCTCCAGCACGGTCGGCGCTGGCAGCGACGACAGATCTACGGCACTCATGCGGCCACCTCCAACGTGACGCTGTCGCCCAGGTACTTCCCGACGATTTGCAAATTGATTTGCCCGCCAATGACGGAAATGACGCGCACCTGATCCAACTTCAAACGCGGCTCAAAGCGCCCAAGTGCACGGGCGACCTCAGCCTGCACGGCGCTTTTCCAACCTTCGTTGATGGGTAAATCGACAAACCGTCGGAGCTTGCTGCCGTATTCCATACGGTGCCGGCGACTACCCAGCGGCGTGCTCAAGATGTCGGCAATGGATTGCCGAAGATGCTCGATGCCGGATATGGGTTGGCCGGTGTGGCGATCCACTCCGATCATTTGATTACTCCAGCAGTTGTTCCAGATCTGGATGCGCCTTCAGAAACGCATATTGATCATCACCACATGCGGTAACACGACCAGCAACAACAGCAAGCGCGCCGCCGCTGGGCATAATCAAGGTGCGCGAGGTGAAAACCTTGTCGCGGAAAACGCGTGGCGGCCCGATTGGTTCCACCGCGTTAGCAGTCGCAGGAAAACCCAGCGGCGCCGGTTTCAATCCCGGAACAGCAATGCCTTCCGATACGCCGTCGGAATCGCCGTCAGTTCTAGACTTACTCATAAGGCACACTCCAGATGTGAAAAAGCCCGCCCTAGGCGGGCTGTGGTGAGTTGAAAATTAATGCGTGTGGTGATTGCTGTTGCCGGTGGCATCAATGATCGCGCCGGCGCTGGTGATGCCCTTGGTAACGTGCAGCGCGCCGTCGATCATCACCGCCGCTTTCAGATTGATGTTGCCGGTGGTCACGTTCACCGCGCTATCAGTCACCACCGCTTCCGTGCTGGCCACTTTGATGGTGACCGTGCCGCTGGGCAGGGTGATGCTGTAGCTCTTGGCCTGCCAGTCGTAAATCAGCGAGCCGCCATCATCGAAGCGCCAGACCTCAACATGGTCGCGGTTGTCTGGCGGCGGTCCGGCATTGCCATACAAGCCCGGCACAAACGTGCCTTGTGACACGTCACCGCTGGGGCTGATCAAACTGCCCTGTTCGCCCAAAGACGGCGCCCGCCAGTGCCTGGCCTTGCCGGCGGCGATGCTGTGCCAGCGCACCCAAGCGCTGACCCATTCACTACCGTCTGACACGCGACACACCGGCGGCGATGCGGACAGATCCACCGCGACCACGTAGCAAGCCTTTACCGCCCCCGCAATCATGCGGTCATGCTGGGCGCTCGCGTAGCCGCTCACATCGCCTCCGCAGGGACAAACGCCTCTTTGACGTCTT